TACTAGTGTCACGTTACGCTAGTAAACCTTGTTTAGCTTTGTTAGCGTCACGTACGCTAGCACAGCTTTGAATTGTCTATTACAGTTCACGCAGCTGTAGTAGACATACGCACAAAGTACGCATTCTTTATCGACGGTTCGCATAGCCTTATAAATATGCACCCCCCCCTTATTGGAGGTTATCGATTTGATCCCGATGACCAGGTTTTATAGTGATCTTTGGAATTTGATTTTTCGAGTTATTCATTTTCCTAAGAATTTATAAACTCACCACTCTTTGGAGTGGAGCTGCTTTAGCAGCAACCCCACATACTGATTTGACGAAGTGTCATCATTTATCGTGTTAATGTTATCATTGCGATAAATGCATTCTACATTGTAGAAAGATCTAATAGTTGTAATCAACAACTCTGTGATGTATGGTGATGTCGACAAGCATTTTACACAGTTAATAAAGCAGTTTTAGTATACGGTAGTACCGGAACTTTAATTTAGTCACTTAGGAGCGCCATGCCTCCATAAAGCATGGCCACCCCACCAGCCCGGCACAATTTATTGTGACGGGGAGCCACAGATTTGTATGCTGGTTGATTTGAAAGAGCTTGCTCTTAGTCACAGTTAGGAAACTCCAAACGGAGGTAGTACAGTACAGATCGACAGTTGAACCAGAAAACCTTAATTTAAGGTTTTGGTTCACTTGGCTCATTGGATTTTATTATAAAACAATGAGCAGTGAATCGAAACTAGACAAGAAAATATTTACGTTTCAGAAGAAACAAAAGAAGAATAAGAGAAGTGTTGGCCAAAGAAAGCCACAACACCTCTCGACACGAAAGAATGTAGAAGACTGTGGTGGGCAGTCAAGAGATAATTGGTATGATAAGAAATCTCACTACAAAAAGAAGTCCCGAATGCAACCTCATATGGGTGAAACCTTTGAAACTTTTAGCAAGTTTGTGGAACTTGCTGATGAATTGAAGGATAAATATGGAGGGACTCAGGTTGACATTATTGTCCGCGAAATTGAAACATTATTAGCTTTAACAGTTAGTATAGTGAATTCCAGTAATATTTTAGGAATTTTAGCTAGTACATTTCAATATTTGCAGACACATTTGTCAGGATCTTTATTATTGCATGCAGTCGACCATTTGTCCCAAGTATTTGGATGTCGGATTGAACCCCATATGGGTGAAGAACCAACATCCACGGATAAGTGGGTTGATTTGATGCGTGATATTAAGTTAAATTGGAAGAGTGCCATTACAAATGGCTTTTTCCGAAAATTCTCGAGCCTATTAGGTATGTTAGTGTCAGTTGGATTGTGTAAAGCAAGTTCAGTTACATTTAAGATTGATACTTTTACTATATGGGAGCCTCGTATTTTAGATAGACATACATCTTGCTTTGACATTGTTGATGCTGTTATTGAAACATCGTCATTGTTTTGTGAGAGCATATATTTGTGTTTTAAGGATCGTTCGTTTATGCCTTTATTTACAGGTGAGTCCATTATGAAGGATTTGGACGATAAGTACAACACAATAGAACAATGGTGGTCTTTGGAAAGATGTGGAAATTTACGCGCAATAGCTAATGTAGAGCCACATGAATTGGATAAATTATTACGAGACACAGAACTTGCTTTTCAGAAAATATTGAATAGCCTGAAACCGCATAGTTTTGAATATAATATGGTCAATAGAAAGTATTTAAGATTGGCTTGTATTCGAGGTGAATTCGTTTTGCATCAGATTAGTAGTGGTATTCGACCTGCACCTTTTGCCATTGAGTTTTATGGTAAAAGTTCACAAGGAAAGACTACTTGTTGTGATCAAATAGTTGATGCACTTTTAATTAGTGCAGGATTAGATACTGATAAACAACGTAGAGCTACAGTTAATGCGGGCGATAAATTTATGTCCAATTGGACATCGGACAAGTTAGTAATGATTGTTGATGATGTTGGTAATACTAAAGCAGATTTTGTTGAGCAATCACCATTGCGTTTGTTGATTGATGTTGCTAATAATCAAATGGCATATGCTGCAAAGGCAGATTTGTCTGACAAGGGTAAAGTATTTATTTCGCCCGAGATTTTGGCAGTCACGACAAATGTTAAGAATCTGAATGCATATCAATATTCTGCAAATCCATATTCAGTTCAAAGACGTTTTATTTGTATTACAGTTGAAGTACATCCAGATTTTCGAAATGCTAATGGAACACTTGATTCTGAGAAAGTAAAAGATTACCAGATGAAGGAAAAACCTCAATTCGATGATATTTGGCAGTTAACTATACAGGAGGCAGTAAAGCCTCATGAAGAGACATCCATTGCAACTTATCGTACCATATTTTGGAAAGGTCAGTTGTTAGAAAGGGTGAATTTTCAGACTGCTTTGAATTATTTGATTGAACATTTCCATAAGCATAGAGATATTCAACATCATTTGGTTGATACAGCAAAATCCAGGCAAAAGCATTTGAATTTGTGTGGTATTGATGGTTGCAAGCAGATTAGAGGTCTGTGTATGGACATAAGTGTTTGGATTCCCATTTTGGGTTAGTACCAAATATTGTTGGTAGTGTTGGATTTTTAGGATGCTCATTTATTAGTGATTTGAGACATATTGCTCATGATTTTGATTCATTGAGTGGTAAGTTGCTACGTTACTATGGTAGATCATTGATGAGAAAGCATTCCTTTTATCCATTAATACCGAGTGATTGGTTACAAAATAGGTATGTACGCCAGATGTTGATGTTGATTGATAATAGGCATTTTAAGAAATTGGCAGTTAGGTATGTATTAATCACAACTTTTTGTATAATCGCATTTTTGTTTAGTTTATATTTTTGTATTTTTAACGAGTGTAGCGATGTTGTGATTGGTATAACTTTATTGCTTGCCTTGACGGTATATATTAGGATTTGTTCTTTTAATGAGTGTGTTAAGCAATCTTTTATTGAATCCGTGTATAGAAGAAATTCCATTTCACCCATGATTGATGAGTATACAAAGACACTTATTAAGGGTGCGATAGGAGTCAGCGTATCATATGCTGCTGTATATGGAATAGTGAAGATTTTAAAAACATTTAAGAGAGAATTAAAACCTATACTTAGTCAGGGATCTTTAGCCCCGAGTACAATTGAAGAAATACAACAAAGAGATTCTGAAGAGAATCCATGGTGTGATATAGTGAGACGCCAATTACCAATTTGTAAGAAGGCACAAACTTCGACATGTAGTGATCTGACAAACAATGTGTTGAAAAATTTAACGTATGTTCGTATCACAGGACCTGATGGAAGGTCTTATTTCTCAAATGCATTGTTTATAAAGTCGAATGTTTGCGTTTTGCCCAAACATTATTTTGACAAAGTTGGTGAGAGTTTGTTGTGTGAGTTTCGTAAGAAGTTGCCCAAGCAAAATGGGGGCAAGTTCTTTGCTGAGATTGATTTGAAGTACTCGTACCATGTACCATTGACAGATTTAGTTATATGTTATGTAGGATCAGGTGGCTCTTATAAGGATTTAACAGATTATTTTCCCACAGATGTTATGCGCGCAGTACCATTTAAGTGGTTGTGGCGTGATGAGAATGGGGAAATTGTTGATAGTGTTGGAAGAACACATCCGGAGAGAGTTAAAACTACCAGTTTTTATTATGATGGTGGTACATATGATTTGACTATACCAACTAAATTTGGACATTGCGGTGCGCCATTAATATCCAACACGAGAGGAAATTGTATTATTGGATTCCATTTAGGTGGAGTTACAGGTACTACTCGTGGTGGTTATGGCATACTTAAGAGACAACAAATTCTTGATGCTTATGAATTTTTGGTAAAGCAAGAAGGAATAATTTTGACTGGTACAGCAGAGAAATTTGAGACTGAAGTTTTAGGAACTCAAATTTTAGATGAGCAAGCTGCTTTGCCAGTTAAGAGTGCATTGAATTTCATGCCTGAGGAATCACAAGTTGAATATTTTGGTAGATGTGGACCAACATCTACTTTTAAAAGCGATGTGAGTAAGTTACCTATATCAGGTGTGATTGAGCGTGTATGTGGTATACCAAATATATATAGGGGACCAGTTGAAAGTCCATCCTGGTTTGGATGGCAGAAGTGTTTAGCAGGAATGTCCCATCCTGCTTTACCATTTCCACAACATACTTTGGCGAAAGCTATATTGGATTATAAGTTACCGCTAATACGTATAATACGTAATGAATTGTGGAATAGTTGTGCACCTCTGACTTTGGAAGAAAATATGAATGGAATTCCAGGAAAGAGGTTCATAGATGGTATAAAAATGGACACTGCTATAGGGTTTCCTTTGACAGGTAAGAAGAGATCTTATCTTGCAAAGGAAGAAATGACTGTTGATGGGTTAGTAAAACGTGAATTTACGAAAGATATATATGATGAAATAGATAGATGTGAGACTTGTTACAAGAATGGACAGCGGGCGTACCCGGTAGCCAAAGCTTGTAAGAAGGATGAAGTTTTAGCAAAAGAGAAATGTCGCATCTTTTACGGAAACGCTATTTCATTAACATTTTTAATTCGTAAATATTATTTACCCATATTACGTGTTTTGCAAATGAATCCTTTGGTATCTGAATGTGCAGTTGGAATAAACTGTCATGGACCAGAATGGGAAGAAATGCATCAACACGTGTTGAAGTTTGGCAAGGATAGAATTATTGGTGGTGATTATGGAAGTTACGACCAGAAGATTCCTTCCCAGCTTTTAATAGCAGCATTGAGGATTTTAATTGATTTGGCCTCAGAGTGTAAATACTCGAAGGAGTATATCAATATTATGAGAGCTATGGTTGGAGATATAGTATTTTCAGTTATAGCTTTTGATGGAGCTCTTATAGGATTAACTAGGGGAGCTCATATAAGTGGCAATTCACTTACGGTTGTTTTAAATGGTATTGTTGGATCTTTAGGAATGAGATGTTTTTATTATACGGTGCACAAATCACCACCTCCATTTAGGGAGAGGGTGAGTGTAATTACGTATGGTGATGATAACATAGGATCTACGCATCCTGAAGAAGATAAATTTACCATTAAGAGCTTATCGCAATTTCTTGGAAAGTATGGCCAAATATATACCATGCCAGACAAGAACAGTGAATTGACGGACTATTTAGATTACACAGACTTTGAATTTTTGAAGCGTAAGAGCGTTTATAGTCCGGAAATTGGGCAACATGTAGGTGCATTGATTGAGAAATCAATTTTTAAATCATTGCACATGCATTTGTATCCTCAAGGACATCCACTATCCGAAGAGGAGTGCAGCGCATTAAACATAGATGGAGCTTTGCGTGAATGGTTTAACCATGGAAGTGAAGTTTATGAAATGCGCCGTACCCAAATGAGGGAGGTTGCAAAGGAATGCGAAATTGGTCATATGTGTACAATGTTGGATTGTACTTACGTTGATATGGTCAATCGGTGGATAAAGACGTATAAAGGTGCGGAGCAGCCTTAAATGCCGCCCCGGTGTCCCTCGGGGTTCCAGTGTATAGTTGAAGAGGATTTTTGTGTATATGGATACCAGTTTTATATGTTACTCGGCAGTAGGATTAGGCTTTGCACATTATATTAGGAGACTTATATGTCTCGAAGAGGAACCTTGTATCACCAATAAGTCTAAGTGATATATGATAAATGACTTATGAATTTTAATAATGATTCAAACTCAGATACGGAGGTGTCGGATCTGAGTACATATATAGACACCAACGTACAGCTTTATGCTGGATACAGCCGTGTATTTTTAGGCCCTGAGCCAGTAGATGTTATCTGCTTTCGTGGGGTTTATTACCAGCTGTCAAACAAACCTTCGGGTTTGTTGGGCCGATTTCGTGTTTTACAATTAGACCATTTAATGATGGTTTATGATTTTAGAACACGGGGTTGGTACAATGCATTTCAAAGATATTTTGATTTATTGCGTGAAAAGACTACTCAATTTTTAGCTTTACAAACTAATGGCGAAATTGAGAACTTGATGAGTTCATCAATTGAGTTGTCTACTTTTACTGGTGTGTTTAAACACCATGGAAGGTTTTTATCTCGCGTATTTCGAGATTTGTTGCCTGATATTACGGATGATCATGCAAATACGTTAGTTTGGTCCATGAATTTGGATGAGGACAACGGTTTGTTTTATCCGACATGCGATGTTCGCGACTCTGTGAATAGTAGCATGTTATTGGTACCAAGAATTGGAGATGTGTTGGAAGCGCACATGGGTGTGCTAGATCAGCCAGATGTAGTGGGAGATTCTAAAGTCGAATCGCGTGAACAACAATTTATGTTTGCTGACGATAGGGAAGGTCATAAAGTGATCATCCCATCGGCAGTTGACGAAGTTCGTTCTATAAGGGACGAAAAGTTCGCGAGATTTGAGAATTTCTTTCAACGACCACTGAAACTTAACGCTTACAAGTGGCAAGTTGGTGGTACTTTATTTGCTGATATAAACCCATGGGACGATTATCTTGAACATCCAGTCATTGTTAACCGTATTAACAATTTTAAATTGTTGCGAGGAACATTATGTTTTAAGATTATCGTAAGTGGCACGCCATTTCATTTTGGTAGAGCAATTGCTGCTTATCAGCCTTTGCATCGTTATGATACAATTTCTGATTTTAACACATTGACGCCAGAACCTTTAGTGCTATGACTAGTTTGCCTAAGGTTTTCATTGATCCATCTGATTCTTCAGGTGGGTATATGGAATTGCCATTCTTTTATCATCGTGATTATGTTAATATCACAAAGAGAGAATGGATTAATCTTGGCAATATTTTTCTGCGTACTTTGAATCCTTTGAAGCATGCAAATGGTGCAAATAATGATGTAACCGTCACCACATTTGCATGGATGAAGGATGTTGAATTGGCGGCTGCAACTAGTATTGATAGTACTGCTTTACAACCACAAATGGGAGAAATTGATGAAGCCAATAAAGAAGGAGCCATTTCAGGTCCAGCTACAAAAGTTGCTGGAATGGCGGCCAAATTAGGTAAAGTTCCGTATATTGGACCATACGCGGACGCAACTGAGATGGCTGCTAAAGGTGTCGCTAGTATGGCTAAATTGTTTGGTATGAGTAGACCACCACAAACTAAGAATGTGGAGCCTTACAAACCAGAGGCATTGTCTTCTTTGGCATTGACAACTGTACCTGATAGATCTGCAAAGTTAACGGTGGATGATAAGCAGGAAATGTCCATAGATCCAAGGATTAGTGGTACTTCTAGTACAGTTGATCCATTGTCAATTCAGAACATAGTCAGCCATGAATCGTGGTTTGACACGTTTACATGGGCTGTTGGTGACAATGTCGAAACCTTTTTATGGAATTGTCGTGTTAATCCAATGATTTGGAGAGAGAATGGAGCTGGAACAATATATTTAACTTCAGTAGCATATGCTGCACTGCCATTTAACACTTGGTCTGGATCTTTGGAATTTCGTGTACAAGTTG